GTTTAGACCGATGCTTATTCATATTCGTTTAATTAGAAATTCAGCATCATTATTAGTAAATGGAGAAGAGGTTTTGTCTTTATCTTTAGATACCGCTAATCTTTCTTTACCAGATGAACTTGATAATGTTGGAGATAGTCAAGACTGGTTAGGGTTTTATGCAAGCAATAATGTATACCCTTTTGAAATTGATTGTGTTGCAATATATTCATATCAAGTTCCAGTTACAGTAGCAAAGCGTAGATGGGTATATGGACAGGGAGTTATATCTCCAGAAGGTATTAACTCAGCATATGGAGGAACAACAGCATTTGTGGACTATCCATTTGCTAACTATACTGCAAACTATAATTATCCAGATTTTGCGGGGTGGAATCAAGGAAGTTTTGATAATTTAACAACAACTACAACAAGTTTAAGAACTCCAGAATACACACTTCCTGAAATATTTTTAGATAATAAAACCCTGCAAGATCTTTATGATGACAACCAAGCAATACAAGATAATGAATCTGGTCCATTTATTGAAAACAAGTTTTTGTCATTTAGACCAAACAACCCATGGAACTCTCAAAATACCTATATTAATTTTAATAGATTTAATGTTTTAGCAAATCAGGTTGATAGTTTTTATGGTGTTTTTAGTTCACACGACCTTGTTTCTGAGCAAATATTGTTTAAAATATATAACCCTATAACTGGAAATTATTTTTCTATTATAAAAGATGCCGATGAGATTAAATATTCTTTAACCTATAATGGAGATACAGAGTTATTATTTACCTCAGATTCAATAACAGCAAACACTACTTTTGCAGCAGGCTTTAATTTAAGAGACTTATCTAACAATTTTGGTGGAAGCGTAAGTTCTTTCTTTGGAAATCAAAATTCATTAAAAATGTATGTAGGAGGCGATGATTCTGGTCAATATGTTTTTACTGGTAGGATTTATTCTGTTGGTATTTGTAGTGCAATGAATTCTTCTAAAATATCAGATAATTTTGATGAAGATGGAATTATTGTTTTAGAAGATGCATCAACACTAGTTACACATACAGCCAGTTATACTTTGTTACCATCTGAAGCATATCAAAAATATTTCTTAGATATAGGAGTTGCTGGATATTGGCAAGACTACCTACCGCTATCATATTTTGGTCAGTTTGTACAAAATAAAGATGGAAAAAGATATTATGATTTAGACTTCTTACAATTTAATTTAGGATACCCAACAACCACTACACTTGTAGAAGAATCTGGTTCCACAGGTTATTATTATGATACAACTGGAGCACAAATAAAAAGTTATGTTACGTTTCAATATGTTGCGGAAGGTGCAAATATTCCAACATCTTTTGCAAACGAACAAACGCTAAATCAATATAAAATTCTTGATATGAATGAATATCAAAACTGGCAAACAACCAGATTTGAAGTTTTAAATAATACATTAATTTATCCTATTAAAACTGAAGATTTTAATAACCTTGCTATCGTATATAGCCTTGAATTTAACAGCCGTGGTATCTTAACTAAGCCAATATTATTAAATAAGTTACAACTGGCATCACAAGCATTTAATGATAATTCATCTAATCCTGTGGGAACAAGATTTGGAGTAGACCTATTTCCATATAAAAAGAATGGCATATATTTTGACTATAAATCAAAAAATCCATTTAGCATATATAAAGAAAGCACTCCATATTTATACTTAACTAAAACTTCTGGAGTAGAGGTACGTGGAGAATTAGATATTTTAGAAAGTCGTGGTTTATCACTTCCAATTAACAAAGAACTTGCTACATCTTATAAAGTAAGCGCTATGCAGTTATGGCTAAGATATGATCAAGACACATTTCCAGAAACAGCAACAGAAATTTTTGATATTAATCACAAGAATGGCACATTAAGATTTTATATTCAAGCCAACAGTTCTGATTTAGACAGAGGCAAGATATTTGTTTTAAATGAAAATGGCATTCCTTACAATGGCGTTGCATTTTATTTAAATGGCAATCTTGTAAGAGAGCCAGTTTTATCTCTTAAAGAATGGTCTGCAATTGGTATCTCATTCTTAACCTCTCTTATATATGACTCTTATTTGGGAAGCATTAATATTACTGGGCCAGCCTTATTTAATAATATTGCTTACTATCAGGCAAATAGTTTGCAGGAAGTTGAAAGTAGAAGCCTAAGACCATGGTTTAAGGTTTTAACGGATGGAATAACCACTTTTGACTGGCAATTCTGGTATAACAACTTTACCTGGGATGGTATGTTAGTTATAGGCTCATCAGAGTTTTATGGAATTAATCCATTAGACATTTATAAAACATATATTGGAACAAATAAGATTATTGTTGATGATGGAGAAGGATTAATATACCAGCCTGAAACTTTAAAGGTGTATACAGAGATAGAGTGGTCAAGCACTGTCGCTACACCAGTATAATCTGCTATACTTATGGTTATGGAATCCTTAATTAATCCAAAAACTGGTCAACCCTATGTACAAAATGTTCGTCGTAAAGTAATAGATAAACATTATGACTGGGGTCTTTATGTATATAAAAAATCTAACGGTAAGTGGTTCACAGACGATACTGGTTCAATTTTAAATATTCCTTCAGATCGTGGAGATTTATCTAAAATTTCTGAACTAAGAAAAGCAGCAATGCACTATGGTGATGACGGTGAAGGTAAGGCCGTGTTTGTGCCTGGACTTACTAGAATTAGCGAAGAAGAGTATTCAGAACAAAAAGAAAGAATGAAGGAAGGTCTAATCCCTTCAATGAATGACTTGGGTGCTTGGCATGCAGCACAACAGACATTAGATAAATATGGAAAGAGCGCTATTGATGAGTGATCAAGAAGAATATGTTCGTGTAGGTCTTAATACACAAAACAAAGAAGAAAATCCTTTTAAACATCAAGATCCTTTTAATAAAAGTTGGGATGATTTAAAGGATTATTCTGGCCTAGATCAAAACTTTCGTCGTAGAACAAGTCGTAATCTTTCAAAATATATTAGTCCAGAAACAAACCAAGCATATTTAAATTCAGCAAATGTTACGCCTTCTGGGGTAGATGCAAGTTCAAAACAGATCAATCCTGGCACGGTATATAGAAATGGTTACGGACTATTTGATGTAATTACTCCTCCATACAATATGTATGAGTTAGCCAACTTTTATGATACATCATTTGCTAACCACGCTGCCATTGATGCTAAGGTAGAAAACGTTGTTGGTCTTGGATATCGTTTTGATATTTCAGATAGAACAATGCTAAGGTTTGAAATGAATGACGATCAAGCAGCAGTAGATCGTGCTCGTAATCGTATAGAAAGAGCAAAGATTCAATTACGTGATTGGCTAGAGAGTTTAAATGATGATGACAGTTTTACAAAAACTATGGAAAAGGTTTACACAGATCTTCAAGCAACTGGTAATGGCTTTATTGAAGTAGGCAGAACTGTGGCTGGAGATATTGGGTATGTTGGACATATTCCAGCAACGACTGTTCGTGTGCGCCGTTTACGTGATGGATTTATTCAAATTATTGGTCAAAAAGTAGTTTACTTTAGAAACTTTGGTGCAAAGAATGCAAATCCTATGGGCACAGATCCAAGGCCAAATGAGATTATTCATCTTAAAGAATATTCTCCATTAAATACATTTTATGGTATTCCAGATATTGTTGCAGCAATGCCATCTTTAATTGGAGACCAACTAGCATCTCAATATAATATTGATTACTTTGAAAACAAGGCAGTTCCAAGATACGTAGTGACCTTAAAGGGTGCAAAACTATCAGGTGATGCTGAAGACAAGATGTTTAGATTCTTACAAACAGGACTCAAGGCTCAGTCACACAGAACCCTTTATATTCCACTTCCTGGAGACAGCGATGGAAACAAGGTTGAATTTAAGATGGAGCCAATTGAAAACGGAATTCAAGATGGATCATTTAAAGAATATCGTAAGCAGAATCGTGATGATATTTTAATTGCTCATCAAGTTCCTATTTCAAAATTGGGTGGTGCGGATTCTGCAGGTACCGCAGCAGCACTTTCCCAAGATCGCACATTTAAAGAGCAGGTATCTCGTCCAGCACAAAGACATCTAGAAAAAATTGTAAATAAGATTATTAGAGAAAAAACAGATATTTTAGAACTTAGGTTTAACGAGTTGACACTAACTGATGAAATTGCACAATCTCAAATTCTTGAAAGATATGTAAAGACTCAGGTTATGACTCCAAACGAGGCTCGTGAAAAGTTAGACTTGCCATTAAGAGCGGATGGAGATGATCCATTTGTTATGTCTCCAAGACAGGCAACTGATGCTAGAGCAAATTTAGCAGGGACTCGTCAAAGAGATTCAGAAAGAACAAATAATAATTCTGACTCATCAACTACAATATCTGGACGAAATCCAAAGGGTGAAGGTAGATCGTCTCAATAGTTGAGAAAACTATATAAACCAGTGCTATAATTATAACGTTATGTTAACAAACAAGGCTCATTGGGAAACTAAAGGTGACAATGTTCGCCTTTCAATGCCCATCGGAAAAATAGACGTTGAACGCCGTATGGTGTCTGGTTTTGCTACGCTTGACAATGTTGACCGTCAAGGCGATATTGTAACGACAGAATCTAGTATAGAGGCTTTTAAGAATTTCCGTGGCAATCTTCGTGAAATGCACCAGCCAAGCGCTGTAGGTAAGATCGTTTCTTTTAAAGAAGATAAATATTTTGATCCTAGTGATAAAAAATTCTATAGTGGAGTTTATGTATCTGCTTATGTTTCCAAAGGCGCACAAGATGCCTGGGAAAAAGTCCTAGATGGAACCTACACTGGTTTCTCAATTGGTGGAAACATTAAGAGTTGGGATGACGCCTATGATGAGAAAATTGATAAAACAATTCGTGTAATTAAAACTTATGAACTACATGAACTATCTCTTGTAGATAATCCAGCAAACCAATTTGCAAATATTCTATCCATTGAAAAAGTAAATGGTCAAAACGTTGTTGAAGGTTATTTGTCAAAAACAGAAATTGAAAATGTATTCTGGGATTCAGAAAACGGTATTGTGATGGTCTCAGACTCTGATTCAGTAACAAGTCCAGTAACTGGAAACAAGATGCAAAATATTGGTTTTATAGAAAAGAATGATAAAGATAATGCAGAAATGATAAAATTCTTAGTTGATAGTGCTAAAGGCATTAATACAATTAAGATTACTAAGGAGGTAAATCCAATGACAGAATCAACAGAAGCAGTTGTAGAAACTGTAGTTGAAAATGCAGAGGTTGCTCCAGAGGCACAGCCAGCAGAGGTAAATGCAGAAGCAGCAGTTGTTGCAGAAGCAGAAAAAGTTGTTGCAGAAGCAACAGAAACCCCTGCAGTCGCTGAGGAAGCATCAGCAGTTGAAGAACTTGCTGTTGCTAAATCAGATGATGCTAGTGCAGATTCTTCTGTTGCAAAAGCAGCAGTTGAAGTAGAGAATGCAGTGGAAAAATCTATTGCAGATGTTAAAGAAGAAGTTGCCAAGGCAGTTTCAGAAATTAATACTTCTCTTACTAATGCCTTTGGCGATCTTGCTGCAACTATCAAATCTCTTAACGAGAAGGTAACAGCAGTAACAAAATCTCTTGATGCAGTAACAGCAGATGTTAACGGTATTAAGAGCAACTTTAACGAGTTTGGCAAGCGAGTAGATCTTGTAGAGCAAGACACTGCTTTCCGCAAGTCTGGCGATCTAGGCGAGATCGTACAGGAATCACCACAAGTGGTTCAAAAATCCCTATGGGGCGGTCGTTTCCTCACAAATGCCGACCTATTTAACTAAGGTAAAATCACTAGGAGGTGAAAAATAATGTCGGAACAAAATAAAGACCTAGAAAAAAACTATCCAGGATCAGGCGGAGCAGGCAATGAGATTAACTCTCAAGGCGGTTTCGTTTCTGGTGGTATTGGTAGTGCAACAGGTTTAGACTCTGCAGGTGCTTCTGTAGGATCACAACTTGGTAACACTGCTACTGCAGCATTCGGTTCAACAACTGGTGCAAACGCAGTAAATCCAACAGGTGTTGCAGGTGGTATTCTAGCACCAGAGCAAGCACGTCGTTTTATTGACTACGTATGGGATGCAACTGTCCTCGCTAAGGATGGCCGTCGTGTCACCATGAGAGCAAACACCATGGAAATTGAAAAGGTAAACGTTGGTGAGCGTGTAATTCGTGCTGCTGCTCAAGGAGCACCAGACTACACAAACATCGGAGCAACCTTTACAAAAGTTGAATTAACAACCAAAAAGATTCGTCTTGATTGGGAAGTATCAACTGAAGCACTTGAAGACAATATTGAAGGTGGTGCGCTTGAAGATCATCTAGTACGCTTGATGACAAACGCATTCGCAAACGATATTGAAGATCTTGCTATCAACGGTCTCGGAACAGGTGGAGATGCATTCTTGTCAATTATGGCAGGTTTCGTAAAGCAAACTCGTGGAACAGTCGGAAACGATGCTCACGAATATGCTGCAACTGTTTCAGATAACAACTACACAACATCAGTAATGCAAGGTTTGCTATTAGCAATGCCTCGCAAGTATCGTGCACTTAAGAGCAATCTAAAGTTCTACGCAGGTACTGATGCATTTGCTGGTATCGTTCGTAACAACGGTACACTTGCAGACGCCATTTCATCAGCATTCGCTGATCGTATTGGTAGCACACAAGCAAATCGTCAAGAATTCCTTGATGGTGGAGCACAGACACTAGGTAACTCACGTACAACTCGTGTACTTGGTGTAGATGTTCTTGAGGTTCCTTACTATCCTGCAGGTTATGTTGATTTAACATTCCCTCAGAACCGTGTATGGGGCTTCCAGAGAGACATCACTGTAAACCGTGAATACAAGCCAAAGAAAGACACAATTGAATACACAGTATTCGTACGCTTTGGTATCCAATGGGAAGAACTAGATGCAGTCGCATATGTTGACTCAGATAGCGCTGATTCCTAAAATATAACAATCACGTACTAGGGAGGACGGCATAAAAACCGTCCTCCTTATTGTTATTCTGATGGTATAATTACAATGGAGTACAGGAGAATTATGAATACAACAATGGAAGAATTATCAACTAAAAGTGTATTAGCATTAAAATCATATGCTAAAAAAAATAATATAGAATTGTTTGACGCAAGTACTAAACTTGAAATTTTGGAAATTATTGCTAGTTGGTTTCCACCAGAAAATAAAGAAGAGCGTGTAGAAGAAATAGACAAGGCTGAAAATCTAACAAATAAGATAGCCTTATACTCAGATAAAAACCTTCATATGGACAACTTAGGCGCATTAAAAGTGGGGTATAACATAGTATCAAAGGAGGCATCGGAAAAGTGGCTAACTCATAGGCTAGTACGCATAGCGTCACCTGAAGAGATAGCATCTTACTACCGTAAAGATTAATGTCAACAATACTCCGTTTACCACCATACCCGCTTTCTGTAACTTATAAAGTGCCAGATGAGACAGCAGATTATATTCTTGTTGTTGAAGATGTACCAGAGCAAACAGAAATTGAAGAATTTATTAGCGGAGAGTCTGGGCTAACATCTTCATCAGAAGGAACAATAACCTTTGAACTAAGCGGAGATTTTATTAAATATGATAAGTCTTATGCAGTAACTATATATGAAGATATTGATGGAGAGCGTGGCGACATTGTAGTTGAAGATAACCTACAAATTGAACGACCATATGTAGACCCAACAGCGCTAGCAATTGCAAATGGTGAAACATCTGCAACAGATATTGCTAAATATAAGGAGTACGAATCTTTAGCAAGAGCAATTATTGATACCATAGTTGATGGTTTTTATTATAAACGTAAATATCTTGAAGTAGTTGGACAAGAAACAGACTATATTCCACTTTGGGATAGAACACATAAAATATTAAAAGCATATGAAAATGCAGAATTAGTTTACGACATTGATGATCCAGATGGTCCAGCATTAGGAGATTATAATTATTTAATTACTAAGGATAAGACTGCAATTACAAAAGATCCAGTACAGACAACAGACTCTCTTAATAGAGCAGAAAGACGTCCTTCAAGAATTCCTGTAGCGTCATCAGATTCATTTGCAATATTTGATACAGAAGATAGTGGAAACGTACAGACAATTACTGCAGGTGTTGGATTTCCACAAGGAACAGACTATATTTTCTTAATAGAAACAGGATATAAAGTAGTTCCTATTGATATTCAAGATGCAACAAAGTTATTAATTAATGATATTAAATGTGGAAAACTAGACTATTATAAGAGATATGTGAAAAACTACAGCACTGATCAATTTAAAATTGAGTACGACAAGAGAATGATTGAGGGTACTGGAAATATTATTGTAGACAAGATTTTGTCTAAATATGTTGATAATATTGTTCGTCCTGGAGTTTTATAATGAACTCATGTGAGGTTACAGACTTTATGTATCCAATGAAGGCTGATATATACTTTCCAATTCTTCAACAGGGGGACTATGGTCAACCTAAAAAAGACTGGGTATATGATAGAACTATAATTTGCAATGCGACACCAGTAGGTGGATTAGGAACAGAAGATATTAAACCTGAAGCATTTTTACAGTATGAAAATAAACTTATTGCAAGAACCCAAAATGACCCTAGAGTATCTTCAAACAATTCAAACAATGCAACAACAAACATCCTTGTTACAAATGTAAGAGATGCAAATGATAATATAATTTATAAAGAAACTGCAGGACCAAGATCTGGCAGAGGAACAATTTATGAAATAGCAACAGTTGAGCCATTTACTGGTCCATTTGGATCTACTGAATATTATAAGATGTTATGGCGTAGAACTGAAAATCAGACTGTAGGTGACTAATGATTGTCAACACAAACACACTTTCTTTTACTAAACAAATGAATAATATTATAAACTATTCTCTTGGATTTTTAGAAGGTGTAAATCGTGGTAAAAAAATATTTCTTGATAAACTAGGTTTAGGCGTTATTCAATCTTTATCACAATACATTGATGTACAAGCAAGAGCAAATCCAAGTGCTTTACACCACGTCTATGAATGGAATCAAACAGGAAGCCCAAGTGCAAGATTATTTGATTTAAGATATACAGTTAGCAATCTTGGCCTATCTATTGGCTCTACCTTTAGACAATCAAGAAGTGTATCTGAAAATATGACAGCACCATTTTATGACAAAGCAAGAATTATGGAAAACGGTATTCCAGTTACAATTGCACCAACTAAATCAAAAGTCTTAAAGTTTAATGGTCCTAATGGAGAAGTATTTACAAGCAAACCAATTAAAGTAGAAAATCCAGGAGGAGATGCTGTATATAAAGGATTTGAATCTACTTTTGATGAATTTATGATAAGATATTTTAAGCAATCATTTTTAAGGGCTTCTGGTTTATATGACTATATCAAAAAACCAACATTGTATAAAAAGAACTTTAAGGCTGGATCAAAAATGGGAAGAAGCAAGGGTATTGATACAGGATTTAAATGGATTACTAATGCAACAATTGGAGTAGAATAGAGTAATGACTATATTAACTGATACTGGTTTTCCACCAACATTTTTAAATAGATATGTTTTATCTGAATTAGAACATTATGGACTTATAGCAGATTCAGACCTTGCTAATCCAACACCAATGGTTCCAGCACAATTTCCAACTAATATTGAAGATTTATATAATGACAGCATTCAAATTAGACAAACAGAAAGTCCAGTCCTTATTGTTTATGATAGATTAATGAGATTTAGGCCTACTCCATTTTATGCTCACAAAAGAGAGCAACTTATATATTTTATATATTCTACAGATGTAGGTAAATTAATAGACTCTGTACGTGTTATCTCAAATGCCCTTGATCGTGAAGACGCTTCCGCCCAAGACATAAACTCTTATAATATCGCCAACCCAATTTTAAATGCTTCAGCCCAGGTATCTATTCCGTACAACATTTACTTTCACAATACAAGGGTTTACCAGGCAGATGAGAGCAGGGACGTAGCCGAACTAGCCTCAGCAAGGACTCTTTTTGTAAATAAACTGATTATTGAGTATGACTATCATATTAAAACTGAGTCAGACTCTAGATATACATAAAAGGGCGGTATAATTAAGTTTGAGGAAACACGCCAAACAACTTAATATACTTTATGAAAGAGGTGAAAGAATATGCCATATAGCCGTGGTACGTCAAACAACATTATCGTTGGTGCAGCAGCACTTTTTGTTGCTGATACAACTTTAACTCCAGGAACACTGGAGGCTTTTGATGCAAGTGAGTCTTTTAAAGATACACTTACAGCAGATGCAGCATACACTAACGTAGGTTATACCATGAATGGTTTGGAATTACAGTTCCAACCAGACTTCGGTGAAGTTCAGGTAGACCAAATCCTTGACGTTGCAAAACTATATAAGCAAGGTATGCAGGTTAATCTTGCAACCGCTTTTGCTGAAGCAACCCTAGAAAACTTGCTTCTTGCATTAGCATTTTCTGACGCACAACTTACAGGAAATAAGAACGCATCTACAGGTCAGACACTTAATCTATCTGCAGGTGAACTTGGAGAATGTCCAGTAGAACGAGGAATCGTTGCAGTTGGACCAGGAACTGGAGATTGCGACAACTCTGATTCCGTTGAGCGTGTTTACACAGCATATCGTGCTCTATCAATTGAGAACGTAACTGTATCCGCAAAGCGTGACGAAGCGTCAATGTTTGAAGTTTCATTCCGTCTTCTTCCAGAAGATGCATCAGGATCATATGGAAAGATCGTAGATCGTACATTTGGTCAATCATAATCTAGTCTTAGATTAAAACAAAAGCCCATCTCTTATGAGGTGGGTTTTTTGTTGTGCCTATGATAGAATAGATAAATCATGGCAACAACAGTTTATCAAAATAAAATAATCAAACTTATTGATGGCACAGAATTAGAAATCATGCCATTAAAAATAAAATATTTGCGTGAATTTATGGAAGAATTTGAGCATGTTAAAAAAGCAAAAAATGATGATGAGGCAATAGAATATTTAGTAGAGTGTGTAAGAATTGCCATGAAACAATATTA